AGTGATGCTATGCACGATGCGGGATTGCTCGGGTTAGGTGATGAGCCTAACTCCGAGCAGCTTAGCACTAATATGCGGCGTCTCTGCGATCTCATTAATGTTTTACAGACACAGGGGCTTAAGCTTTTTCTACTCCAAGATATCTCTATCACGCTTACTGAAGGAAAGTCTAAATATTCCTTTGGTATAGGTGGAGACGTAGATATGCCTAAACCTTCTAGAGTTTTAGAAGGCTATGTGCTGACATCAAGTGGTGTACGACGCCCTATCTCGACACTCGCTTGGGATGACTGGATGCGCTTATCTCAAGTATCCGGAAATAATAGTATGATCAGTTCATACTTTGTAGATAAGCAATCTGACTTCCTGTATGTTAGTTTCTGGAATACTCCTGATATTACGGAAGCTCAGAACACTGTGCATTTGCTAATGCAGACAGCAGCTGCAAATCCCAATAATTTAGAGCAGAATACTATGCTTCCGCAGGAGTGGCGTATGGCACTTCGATGGGGACTTGCTGACGATATTTGCACGGGACAGCCTCAAGCTATTATGGATCGATGCTCAGCTCGTGCTATGGCATATAGAAACGTACTCGAAGATTGGGATGTGGAAGATGCTTCTACAAGATTCCATGTGAACTCTCTTTTCTACGGTAATGTTGGGAAGTTCAGGTAATGCCTCAATATCCTACAATGCAGATTCCGTCGAGGCTACCTCTTGTAGTCTCCACGTCTAATCGTGGAAGTAGCACTAATACAGATGCTCGATTAGTAAATTGCTATCTGGAAACAGATACATCAACTGGCGATATTTTTATCTGCAAGCGCCCTGGCATTTTTAGCGCTGGCGTAATAGCAGATGGAAAATCTGGGCAGGGTGTTTTCTTCTGGGAAGGTTCTGTATACTCTGTTTTTGATGGAGTTTTTTATAGGGATGGAGTGCAAGTAGCTACTGGTCTAGATAATACTGGAGGTGTTTATCAGTTTTCTTCGATTCTCGGAGCTACGCATAAGATGGTCTTAAATAACGGTAAGCAAGGGTATGCTTACGACGTTGTTAATGGGCTGTCAGCAAACCTTCATTCCATCAATGTTTCCTATCCGCAGACAACTGTTAAGGGCTGGGCTTACTTGAATGGTGCTCAGTATGTGATGAACCCTGAAGCTGTTATTTGGGGTAGTGCCATTAACTCAGTATCACAGGCAGGTGACTGGAACGCCTTGAACTTCATCAGTGCTCAGATGGAACCGGACCCAGGTGTTGCTCTAAACCGACAGTTAGTATATGTAGTAGCCTTTAACAGTTGGTCAACTGAAGTTTTCTTTGATGCAGGCAATGCTCAGGGCTCTCCTCTTGGCAATGTTCAAGGGTCCAAGCAGAGTTATGGGTGTGCTTCTGCCGATAGTATTCAGCGTATTGATGATGTTTTGTTCTGGATTAGTACTAATGAATCTGCTCAGATTCAAGTGGCAAAGATGGAGCGTCTTGGGCTTTCTATTATATCTACAGCTCCTATTGATCGTTTGTTAAAGAATGCTAGTCTTGCTGCCGGACAGGTTATGTCTTGGCAGATTAAAATTAATGGTCACTCATTTTATGTGCTGACTGTAAAGTCACTTAACTTAACATTAGCTTATGATATTGTAGAAAATCGTTGGGATCAGTGGACAGATTCAGATGGTAATTACTTCCCTATAGTTGCTAGCACATATGACTCGCAGGGTCGTCATGTATTACAACATGAAAGTGATGGCCGTCTCTATTACATGGACTCTGCTTATTTCAGCGATGGAGCTAGTGAGCCTATTGTTGTAGACATCTACACTCCAATATTTGATGCTAGTACTCGTAGAGGCAAAAGTCTGTCTATGATGGAAATCGTAGGGGATCAGGTCACTGGAAGTATGCTTATGATGCAATACTCTGATGATGATTATCAGACTTGGTCTAAACCTAGATATTTTTTCCTTGGGCAGAAACGTCCTATAATGTCGGAGCTTGGAACTTTTTCTAAGAGAGCTTTTCACTTTAGGCATGAAAAGGATTGTCATTTCCGTATTCAAGCTGTAGAAGTTCAATACGATCTTGGAGTTATCTGATGGGTACTAGCTCAGATAAAATGCCACCTGTTCCGAGTCAGAGCCCTATATTTGATAAGGATAAGAGTCACTTTGGATCAACATGGACTCAGTGGTTTGTTCAAGTAAAAGCCAAGATTGATATTATTAATAGTAGCTTGGTTAGACTCGCATCTGTAGTTGGAACAGGTTTAGCTATTCGCACAAGTATCGGGTGGATTACCAGAAACCTTGTCGGAACTGTTGGTGAGATTGAAATACTAAATGGCGATGGTGTATCTGGAAACCCTACAGCACAGCTTGCAGATACTGGTGTTGTTCCAGGAAGCTACATAAATACTAACCTAACTGTAGATCAGTTTGGTCGTATTACAGCCGCTGATGACGGTACCGGTGGAGGCGGTGGAGGAGGCATTAATCTTTCCGGCCGCGTGGACACATATGCCGACTTGCCGAGTACGGGGCTGGCCAGTGGCGACGCGTACCTCGTCAGCGCAGATAGCCTTGTGTACGTCTGGGATGGCGCCGCATGGCCGGCGATCGGCGAGGGTCTTGACGTTACCGGCCTTGATCGCGGAACCAGCTTTCCCGGCAGCCCTGCGGCGGGTCGGCGGTTCTATCGTACTGATTTGAACCTCGATTGTTATTACGATGGTTCGCGCTGGCTGACCGTGCAAGAGTATTCACGAACCCTAAACACCCTGCCCAATACGGCAACGGGCTTTGTGTTTAACTCAGGAGACGCGCTCGGCCGGGCGTCCATCCGCCGAGATTTCAGCGTTTACATGACTTATCTAAGCTCTGTGAGTCGGGTTTTAACGATCAACAATGCGTCGAATTATTGGACGGTCACCTTGTCTAGCCACGATCCGGCCGTCGCGCTGACGACCGTCTACAGTTACTCCACGGCGGCCGATCCGATCAACAACTTTGTCGACCACTCAGTCACCCTAAATGCGGTCCTGAGTCCGGTAGCCTTCGGTTTCTTTTTGATCGCCAGCAAGACCGGCAACCCAAATGGCGTGACAGTTAACTGCACGCTCTACTACCGCCTGATTGTCACCTGACCGACGCAGTTCATTTCTATAGAACCCCATCCATATAACAAGTACGCCCTTAATTAACAGCTGCAAAGGGGCCGTCACGACGGCGTTAAAAGAACAACGTTGACTACGAATGGTCTGAGTTTCGCTTCGCCTAACTTGTTTAGGCTGATATCTGCCGTAGTAAATGCCTCTTTCTCATCAGTATCACTTAGTGTTGACTACAACAAGGTGGGAAACCCTGGAACCGTGTATACCGCATCTCGTATCAATTACCGACTCATTATTCCCTAGTTAAAATTACGTTTTACTGATTCACATATCTAGGAACTTTCACGGAGATTTCTTGACATGGTACAGAATACAGGATGGCAGTCTGTTCGCACAGTATTCGAAGTTTTAGCAGCGGCTGGTATTCTTTGGATGGCTCGTAGTATTAGCGCTCAAAACGAAAGTCTCGTGCGTATTCAAGAGCAAATTGCTAATCTTCAAGTATCTGTAGCAAACGTTCCAGTGTTAACCACGGCTGTTGCTCAGCTTCAAGTACAAGTAGCTGAACATGATAGACGCATCAATCAAATTGAGACTGCGAAAAAAGGGATAAATCTATGAGTGACCTAGTTGAAGCTGGAAAACCTGGGGCGTCTCTTGATCAGATTTATATGATGGCTGATATTATGCGGGCTAGTGGTGCAGCAGAAGAGATGCCAGTTCAACATTTTTTTGCTCCTCATGTGTACTATCGACAGATTACTATGAGGAAAGATCTTCTAGTGATTGGAAAGATGCACAAGACGGAACATCTTAATGTTATTATCGCCGGAGATGTTAGCATTAAAACTGCCACAGGTATTGAGCGTATTACCATTGAGAAATACCCGTGCATTTTTGTAAGTAAGCCTGGGGTTAATAAGATATTGTATTGTCACGAAGATACTATATGGGCTACTATTCACCCAACTGATACTACAGATATGGAAGAGCTGGAACGAGAACTTGTGGTTCCAGAATCCGCCCTCCGCGATGAGCAGGGGAATATTTCGCTGAATGATGAGCAGTTGAAATTGCTGCTGGGAGTCTAACATGGCGTGGGCTATGGTTGGTGCTGCCGCCGTATCTGTAGTTGGTGGGTATCTTACGAGTAAGAGCAATAAGAAATCTAATCAACAAGTGGCACAGGCAAACGCGGCACAGGACCCATATGGTCCCTATCGAGCTGCCGCAGCTAAGAGATTAGATGCTCTAATGAGTAACCCTGACACAATCACTGATACACCTGAGTATAAAGCGAGGCTTCAGGCTTCTAGTAGGTTGATGGCTGCACAAGGATACACTGGATCGGGCAATGCTCTTATCGAAGCTGCTAACGCTGGTGGTGATGCTTTCCAGCAGGCCTTTAATAATCTATCCATTCTAAGTGGTGCTGGACAGCCGCCTGCTCCTGGTGCTATGCAAGGAGCTGCAATATCCTCTTCTAATAATCAGTCTGCGATGAATTCTTACGGACAGATTGCTAATGGACTTGTAGCTTCAGGTATTGGAGCTTATAATAACTATAAGCAAAATCAATTCTGGAATACTCCTATTATGAGTAATGCTGATATTACTAATAATATGAACAGTAGCATCAGTCAGGATTTTGCTCCAAATACTATTGATCTTAGTTAATAGGTGATGTCATGGCAGATTTAGTTCCCTGGGGCTACGGCGGCGTACAGCTGGCCCAAGAAAATCAGATGAATCAGCAGCTCATGCAGATGCGTGATCTGTCTATGCAGAAGGATCAAACTGAATTAGATCAAACACAAGCAGACGCTGCTGTTCAGCGAGACGCTGCTGCATATATGAAGAAGATTGCATCTGGACAATCTATTCAATCTTCAGGTAGCGCTCCTACAGATCAGGATGCAAGTTCCTACAGTGACGGTTTTCGTAAAACGGGTCAGCATCTCATGCAAATGGGAGCTCCTAAGCAAGCTCTTGAATACCTAAAGGCTGCGGATACTCTAGATAAAAGTGAAATAGATAATGCCAATAGTCAGTTAGACGGAAAGAAGAAGAAAGGAGAAATTCTTCTACAGCAGTCAGATATCATGGCACGAGATCTTGGCAATGCCACCTCTCAGGAAGAGTGGAACGCTGGAATTAAAGCCATGCAGGATTCAGGATTGTTTACATCTGCACAGGTATCTCAATTTAAGAACATCCCGTTCCAT